CAATTTGATGCTGAAAACAAATCGACCCGTCTCCGTCAATAAGACCAGCCAACCACGCGATAAAAGAATCATTCATGAAAACAATTCTAGTATATTTATCGCTGGAAGTAAATATCAGATCTCTTCGAATCGAAAATAGATCTCTCTGCGCCCCTTGAGCCCAGAAAGGGCAGCAGGCAATACCGCAAGCTGGGACACCACGAACGGCTGAGTCATTCCGGTTCCGGTTTCCCCTGCGGCAATAACCGTTCCGGCTAAAACCACTAAGGGAGTCGCACTGTTATACGTAGCGGCATCTGTCAAATTCGGGCGCAAAGCCACCGCGTCATTGGTGGTTCCCTGGAGATAGTTTGCCGTAGAGGTGAGCCCTGCCCAGAGAGTTAATCCATCCCAATTGAGGGCGGGGTCTATTGCCTGATCCGCTTCAAGCAAATACCATTGAAGGTTCTGGATCAACTCATTCGGGGTGGTCGTCCAGGCAATCTTAGTATGCTTCGGATAGCTATAGTTAATCCCAGAAGAGGGGATGGGGATAGGATTATTGAGGTCGGCATCCGAATTATCGGCGCGCTTATACCGGGCATCCCGAGCCGTAAAATCCTGGGTGGCGCCGCCCGCACCGTGATACATGAAAATAATTGGGTTTGCTGGCATTAGTGTTTGTTACATTCGGAGAGAGAGTCGCGGAGCTTCTGCACGTAGATTTGTACTGCTTTGTCCCGCTGGAGCAAGTTATCCACTTCGTGTTCCGAAAGACACAATACCGCCTTCTCGTCGTGTCGGGCTACAAAAGTTACGGTTGGGAGTGTCGGGTTTTCAGGAACCGGCACGGGGCTGCAAAGAGGAATCGGAGTAGAGAGCGCGCAACTAGAGATAAGGACGGCGCAACCGATCAGCCAACTCCTCTGGCGGAGTTTTCCCGGTTGGCTTTTCGATGGCCTGCTCGTGCTTGGCCCATTGTGCGTAGACCCGTTCAGTTTTCGCATCTACTTCTGCCTTGTGGGCGCGTTTTTGGGCGTCATCTACTTGCCATTTATACCATATCCGTTGTACGTATGCTAGAGCAAGGGCGCATAGAGTAACCAACTTTTGCATAATTACTTCTGGGTCCAGGTGTGCATGATCTTATCTCGACGTAAAGATCGCACACCCCGAGATGGCATTTTGGTGATGGAGAAAGGAAAATGTTTTTCGATGCGGCTAAACTGCTCTAGCGGCACAGAATACAGGACCCCGGATACGAATCTCCGGGGTCCCTCGGTAAAGTCTTCTTGGCAAATGAAACTAATCATACTCCTACTTAGACTTTCTTGATATTGTACAAACCACCTACGACAGGAACCGTAGGATACAGATTCATGAAGGTGAGCCGCTGCAAGAGCACGAGCACTTGCTGATCGGTCTCAATGATCTCTCGGCGCTTCATCTGAGCCGCCCGGCGATCTCCGAAGATCATCGCAGAAGGACGAACCAGAAGGGCTTCGGTGAAGGTCGTAGTCACGCCGTCATAGGCCCCTGAAGCATTGAGCATTTCTCCGCCCCCAGGTCCCATGAATTCGGTTACGATGACGGGGATTCCATCCACGCGGGCCAATTCGCCCGTGAGAATGGTTGCCGCCGCACCATACTTATCTAGAGTCTGCACCGGGCTTTCATGTGCCCCAGCCGAAATGCTGAGGAACTTAATGTACCCGGCTGGGCCAACGAGCCACACCACGTCCCGAACGCTAATGGCATACTTGCTCATGAGCTGGCGTACTTGACGTAGTTTTGAAATATCGATCGTAAGGCCCCCGCCGTTATCGACGAACGCCGTGCTGACAGTCGAGAGGAACTTGCGATACCCGCTCCAAGCGAGCCGGGGATCCGTAGCCGCGAAGCTCCCGCCATCCAGTGTGCCCGCACTATCGCCATTGACACACACATTGTCCTGGTTATCGGCCATCGCCTGGGCAATCTTGCCTTCAATGTAGGGGAGAATTGGAATAAAGCTATCTTCATCCATTTCATTCGAGAGCACCACCCGAGTCCCAATTTTCTTGGAACTCATGATGAGGTTCGATGCTCCTGTATCCGTGAACCCAGCCGGCACGCGCTGTGCTCCCGCAGGGGAACCCAGCACATCGGCATCAACGTTTCCCCGCTCCGGAACCAGATACACTAGGGCATCCGGGCCTTCGACAGGGAACCGATAGGGATCAGCGGGCATGTTGATACGCGAATGGAGATTCGCTACCGTCAACGCAAGACGAATCTTTTCGATCATGCGCTGAGTAAAGACCGCAGGCTGCCACCCCGTGGCCGTGAGGGTTACCTGAACGTCGGCAACGTCCAGATTTTTCTTGAGATACTTCTCGCGTTTGATCCCATCCCAGAAGTACTTGAGTTCGGTAATGGGTTTCCCAAGCGCCGTACTCATAATATAGGAACGATCGATATGCTCTTGAGCCGCCAAAAGATCTGGGTCCTGGCTCTTGGTCTCTACGAGGGTGTCGAGAATCCGACCAGCAACGCCAGCACCTAGCTTGCGTCCTGCTCCCCCATCGAGGGCGTCGAGAACGCTTGCAGCGCCCCCTTCTTCAAATTCGGCTGCACGCTGGGCGGCAGCTTCCCGAGACTTGGTGGCAATATTCCCGATCTGGGTTTCCAGTCGGGCTAGCTGCTCTCGGTCGGTAGCATCTAGCCGTTTCTTGGCAGAAATTTCACGCACCTTGGCGATGGCTTCTGCAAGCGTCGGGATTTGCTTTTCTTGCTCTGGTGTTAGCGGCATTGTTGTGAGTCTCCTAAATAAATTTGCAATCAGGGTTACTCTGATCGCGCATCCGAAGACTCGCCTGAGTCACCGGAAGTCTGGGCCAGCACTGTAACCATTTCATGAATGCAGGTTTCTGCATCATTAAGCTGCTTTTCGACGTAGTCGATCTTGGCAGCATGTGCTGTGGCACGCTCGTCTACTTCTGTAGCCTTGTTGCGAAGGGCAACGAAGTCGGTCTGGAGTTTCATGACGACTTCGTGTGTTTCGTTTAGTTTTTGCTCCTGCTCTGGAGTCATAGTTTCATCCTCTTGTTTGTGAGTTGGCTCCATAGGAGGAGCATGGAACACATAAGTTCGGCCTTCAGATGGTGTTCGAAGCACCTGGAGGGAGTCATCTACAAGATCAATTCCAAGAAATTTGCCATTCGCATCCAACGTAATCAGGGCTTCCCTATTCATGGGAATCGACACGACGCTGGTTTCGAACAGCTCCAGGAGTTTAATGTTATAGGTATCTTCTTTCTTATCGTATTCCCCATCCAGCTCGATGAACCCGATGGACAGTGCCCGAAGAACCCGGCGCTGTACCAGCGTCCATACATAGTCTGCTTGGGGAACTCCTTCGACAATATTTCCTTTGAGGTAGAGTCCTTCGTCTGAGAGATTGTAGTCATTCCAGGTGCCAATCGGAGTCATCATATTGTGCATATACAGCATAATAGGATTCTCCATGAATTTCGGCATGGTGTCCTTGAATGCGTCTGCTATTACGCGCTCGTGCCCGCGATCCCGGTTGGGTTTGGAGGCCCAGCCCTTAAGCGGGCGCCCGTCCCCACTTCCCGTGAGATCTTCAAGTACGACCGACTTTACTTTGCCTGGTACGGTACGAATATCTGACATATCTTGTTTTCTATTTTACTAAGGAAGTCAAGGATTTGCAAGGATCCAGCCAGGTTATCTTTGCCGGATGCGCTCCTCGATTCGATGGAAGGCACTTAACCGCTGGAGGGCTGGCCCAGGTAGTAGCTTTACGGGGGGCTTGGGGGACGGAGGGTCTTTCTGGTCACCATTCGATCCGCGTTGCACATCGAGAATTTCTGGCGGGATCTGCGGGCCATCGACGTACATCATCGCCTGGTTCATCCAGGCCCCATCCCCCCAGGGCTCCGGTTCTATGTCCGGGTACAATCGATTCATGGCCTTGTTAAGACTTAAGCCGGATCCCACGAGGGTGCGTAAGGCTTCGGCCCGCGTCTTTTCCTGATCGACCTCCTCTTGGAGCGCAGGCACCGAACGATAATCGGCAACGAAGGCGGCCTTTGCCCGGAAGAGGGGGGCCAAATGCAGGTTCAAGGAAGAAAGAATCAGTTCAACTTTCGGGAAAATAGTGGTGCGGTAGAACTGCTTAATTTGCTGCTCTACGCCCGCGCTGCGTGCGGTAGTCTGTTCAGTAGAGAACAATCCGGCAATGGCAAATGGCACGCCAAAAATAGCCAGAATCTCGTCTCGGCTCATTCGCCTAGCATCTGCCCAATCCACATCTTTTGAGGTCACGGCAAGCTTATTGTATTTCATCCCCCCTGTTAACAGGAGAAGGCGTCCGGAACTATCTTTCCCAAGAGACATGACTTGTTTGATCTGGCGTTGAAGGCGTTTCTTATCATCCTCATCCAAATCAGCCTCCGTCTCCAACGCCCCGACTGGCCAGGCCCCCCGGAGAAGAAAGTTTTGGTTCCATTCCCCGGCTGCCTTATCGGTCTCGACCGCAAGACGAGCGGCGGTCAACGGAGCAAAGCCATAAAAGTCATTCATTGGGTGGTTATACTTGAGGTGAATAACTTGGTCTGGGCGTAAAGGAATACGTGCGCCATTCGCCTCGTAAATATACCCCTTAATATAATTCTTCTTATCTGGGATAATAGTAATTCGAGACGGGTTGAGAATGTACATCTCGGTGGGGCGCGTAGACCCCGGAGGCATGACGAGTTCTATGTAGGCGTTGCCCGTCAATTCGAGTGAAATGACGAGGGCTTCGCAAAACTCCAACCAGCGTTGCCAGGGATTAGGCTTATTGACGAGATCCTGAAGACCCCCATCATACCCAGCGACCCTCGTAGGGCGTTGCCCCGATTTGCCAGGCTCCACGAGATAAAGAGGAATTTGGCAAACCGCGTCGGCAATCCGTCTTACCGATATGTACACCCATGTGGTAGAGTACCCAAACTTCAGGAGCAGGCGTTCAAAGCCTTCCTTATCAAGGAAATCCTCCGCCCCGCCATAGGATTCCTGGAACGAGGAAAACGTTTGGGAAACCTTGACGCTCTGAATACTTTGATATGGGTTGATCCGGGCAGGGAGCGTCTGGGTGGGCGGTTGCTTCTTAGATTTCTTCACCTGAGTAGACTTTGCCACAATAATTAGTGTACCCGATTTGTGTAATGAATAAAACTACTTAACTAACCTGGGATATGTATCTATTTCCCTTTTTGTATCTAATATTACCATAAAACTAGACACGTATAATACTTATATCGGCGCGGGCATGCATATTTTGCCTCCGGGCCTCCCTCGCAAAAAAACACGCCATCACGGCGTCGTCATTTGTTCCTGGGGTAGGATAAGAAAGCAGTTGCTCTACCAGTGGCTCGACGATACGCCTAGTTCTCGCGTTTCCGTAGGGTATATGATAACGACCTTGTTCTAGCTCAACCGCCATGCTAGGAATCCCAAGTTCGATATCCACCTTTTGCAGTCGCCCAGTACGAAACCCCCGAACGGGCACTTTGCCAATCAACCCATCTTCTTTAAAATGGCGAACAAGGGATTCCTGGTAGGCGTTGTTTTCTACGTTCACAATGTCAAAATGAAACCGATCCTGGTGTTCCACAATAGCGGAAGCCTGTTGCCCAAAAGACATACCTTTCCGTAAGAACACGGTCAGCAACCATCGATGCCAATCTTTCGTGGTTAATATCCCAACGATGGCGAAGTAAGCCGCCGATTGCGCTTCCGAAATGGCCAAATCCACTCCAGCATCCCGGGGAAACTTCCCCCAGAAATCCTTCGAGGTAATGGCATCAGGGATCACGAGGCTCCGATCCAAGGACCCATCAATCCATTCGTGTTTAAACAGAAGATCTTCTTCTGATATTGCTCGTTGGCGAAATCCCCGATCAAATTCCCGAGCCCCCATTTGCAGGCGTTTGGACTTCAGCGCTTCTGAATCCCATTTCGCCGTCCACAAGGGAATGTTCCGTTTCGTGACTACCGAATCTTCATCGGGCATGAAGGACGGCTCTAGAGGCTCCAGGGCTTGGGCTTCTTCCGAAAGCCTGGGGGGTTCCCCCCCTCGTTTTTGAGGTTTAGGTTTCTTTTTAAGAGTAGGAGAGAACACAAGATTCTCAGACATTAGATTATGCCCTTCTTATGCATATTAAACAGATGGGCTAATTCTAGGCGGGACTCTACCTTTGCTGGCATCAATGCGGGGATAATGGTTTCGCATTCAATGCTCATAAAATCGGCTGAAACACGCTGGGTAAGGAAGGCGTAGGCGCGACGCATATTAGGGTCGGCCATGATATTTCCAACCAGATCTTTTTCATGCCATTTTGTCGATATCATCAAAATCTTTGACCCAGGTTCCAATCGACTGATATATTCCCCAGTATATTTTGTCCAAATAATCTCCCGAGACTTGGGTTGCTGAATGGTATTCTTGGCGTCGTTGATATCATCGAAAATAAGCAAGTCGTTTCGCTTCCCGATGATGGACCCGATAGCTCCAGAAGCAGACAGGGAAGGATCTTTTGAGAAAGTGAGTCTCTCTAGAAATAATCTTTTTTGTGTCCACCCTTTATTCGGATCGGAACGCACATTAGGAAATAATTCCTGGTACTCCTCTGAATGATCGATGTATTGGCGAATAAGGACTAGACGTTCTTGGGCTATCGTATCGTTGGCTGAGATGACGGTAATACGGAGGCTTGGGTCTACACCAAAACAGAAGAGAGGTACTCCAATACTCATAATTGCCGACTTCCCGCTGCCGTAAGGAGCAAGAATAACGGCATGCAATCCATGAGACCAAGCGAAGTAAATATGATCTAACCAGGAAAGATGGATTTCCGCTAATATAATCTTTAGCCCAGTCGCCTCATCCTTCATCACGTATTCCAAGAAACTCTTGAAATCTGACCTGGCTTCGTGCAGGCGCTCTTGGTGCCGGCGCTCCTTCTCATCTTGTAAAGAGGCCAGGCGACGAAGCTTACCTAAATAGGCTTCTTGGGAAGGAACAGGGGTATCCGGGGAATTAAGAATCAAGCAGCTTCCCGTCAGCCGTCAATAATTCCTTTTCTAGCTGGGCAATCTTTGCATCCAATTCCACGCTGGATTTCCCGATCATCTCACCAGGAGGCTGGGTGATCGTGTCATTGAGATGCTTGATCTCCGACCCAAGATCCCGAATAATGGCTGACAATTCTTTTGGCAACACAAACTCTCCTCCCGTTTGGAGCTTTTCTACCAGGAGCTTATTTGCCAATTTAATTGCGACGAAAAACTCGGCCATGAGTTGGCGCGAGATGTCATTACGAAATTTGACATATTCGGGGTCATTGAGGAGAAAGGTGTCCGGGCCTTTTTGCCGCCATTCTCTCAATAGCTCATCAAGCCGCTGGGCGGTCACGGCCGGGTTCTTCATGGCGGCCTCGACCTGGGTTTCAGCGGACTCTTCTTGTAGTCGCTCGATGACTCTAATGTGATCGGCTATTGGGAGTTTTGGTCTTCCGCGTGGCATGGGCTCTCGTTGGGGGAGGAACAACATCCCCGAATTCTGTTCGCAACTCTATGTATTCTGCGCACCCGCGACAGGTCCGCAAGGGGCCATAGTCTGGGTGGGAAACCTGAATGGGTTTCCCTACAATTTTATCTTCGCAGTACGCACAGGTCATCTGAAGGGTATCTTAGTGAAAAGACAATGGAATTGCAATAGCAAGATAGGTATAATAGATTGCATCTCATGCCCAATGACTTTCCTTGGCTCCCAATTCTCTTTGCCTCTGATTTAGGGATTGCCCTTGCGTACTTTATTATCCCTTTCCACATTCATCGATTGTCAAAAGGGCCTTCCCCTATTTTTCGTGCCTCTGGTTTTAGTATTTTGTTTCGGCTATTTATTACCCTTTGTGGGGGTACTCATGTCATGGCTGCGTGGAATATCTATCAAGGGCAATGTGCTCCCCATGGATGGGGGGGTGTTTTCACCGTTGCCCTTGCCAGTATGGCGGCAATAGTTTCTTTATTTACCGCGTATAAGATTCCTGCAATTACCGGGGTGGCCTTGCAAATGCTCCGAAGGGAGCAAGAAAAACTTACAAAAGAACTAGAAACGCTTGAAGCCCAACTCCACAACACTCAGGTCCCTCCGAATCTCCAGGACTTATTGCACCGCGCAGTTCGCGCAGCGAGGGCACATATTTGATAAACGACCCCCCGAACATCGACCTGTGGCAAGGCCGCTATCAAGACGCCGTTCTACGCGCAATAGAAGGGTTACAAGAAACCGTAACGGAGATGCGCCAACGCCAAGATCGACTCATCGAAGATGTCGCCGCCCTCAAAGCCGAAGGACGCATTAAAGCAGCAATCGTTAGCGCGGCAACCGCCTTAGTAGTCGCCCTAATCGTCCAATGGTTTACAGTAGGGGGGGGAGCCCAGTAAGTAGCTTACAACCTGTCTTCATCATTTGTGAGACTAGGCACTGCTTGCCTTTGCCGAACAAAAGGGAGGACCACAGCCGGAGACTGGACAGAGCCTTCGAGATTTGGTAGTCTGCGTAGAAGATGCGGTTCCAAAGCAGCTACCAGATTCGCCAAATCCACCAACGACTCAGGATCTCGCCACTGGTAGGCTTCTTTTGCCGCCTGAAGAAAAAGATCCCAGTTCTTATTTTGGGTAACTTCAATCTCGTCATCCAAAGGACCTGGGATAGGATTCCGAGGAGCAAAACACAGTATTTTCGCCATATACGGCTGACTATACCACAGGTCTTCGGGCTAAATCCAGCCCTACAAAGGAGCCCCTATGCCTATTGAAATTGAGGTCGAGTGCCGAGTGGATTGGAGCGATGAGTTTCGGATATTTATCGCCCAATGCAACGACTACCCCCACATTACCGGGGAAGGAAGAACCCCGCTCGAAGCCGCAAAGGGGCTCAAAGAAGGGGTCACTAAGTGGTTGAATTTGTTGAAGAATCAGTCCTTCAAGCTCGATGCTCTTCCGTAGGGCTTGCCAAAGCAATTTGACTCCGCTATAAGCAACTCCCGAAAGGACAAAATATGGCAACCATTTTCACGCAGCTAACCAATTTCACGCCGGCTTGGTTTCTCAATTATCCGGAAGGAGAGATCCTCCACGAAATGGTGAAAGAACAAATCATTCTCCCGAGTCAGTTCTATGGCAACAAGACACAGGAGACAGGAGCCACCCGATTAGCCTTGGCGCTTCTGCTCATCTCCCTCAAGGATATTTTTCCGGGAAACGTGGCAATTACCCGCCGCCGGCTCGCTAACTATAAAAAGAAGCGACAGGCGCGGGATCGAGAGGATGCCTTACGCTGGATCTTTGTGGATGACACCGATTCCGTATGGCCCTATACTTTTGCGGCAGTATGCGAAATGCTGGAGCTATCAGAACGGCATATTCGGGCAGCAGTTACCAAACTCATTGCCACAAATGGCTCTGGCCCAATTCGGTTTAATATCCCGGAAGGGGGATGGGGGCGCAATCTTCTGATGAGAGGGCGGGGAAAGTATGCGACTAACTGAAGCAACACAACTAATAAATAGCCTCCTAAACAAGAGTAAGTTCAGAGTCCGTTTTCAATATGCTTCGTTAAGAAACAAGCAGGATGGCGCTTTTATTTGGGACTATTTTCCAGATGTCGATGAACCAGCTTTTGAAACCTTTGACACGGCTTCTGCCTGGGCTGAAGCTTTTGCTAAAGTGGACCCAGAACTTTATTATGAGGTGCATGTAGTCGATGCCAAGACGCTTCAGGCGAGTGAAGGCAAGAAATAACAGAAATGAGAGGTTTTATAAGAACCCTATCATGAATACCCTCCTAACACGAGAAGAAAAGAAGGCCAGAAATTTTGCCAGAAACTATGGCACTTCTGGGCGCAATATAGGGGCCATATTAGACCCGGCAGAAAAAGGCCCTGTGTCTAAAGGAAACCCCAAAGGATGGCGTATTAATCTCGTACCTATTATCCTTGCTGCTATTCGACTGATCCGGAAAAGGAAACCCTAATGGATTTTCAATATGGCCTCTCCGATCATGATTATTTTCTAGGAATGGCTACTGAGCTATCCCACAAATACGCCCTTCCATACAGAAAAACCTCTTCTTGGTACACCGATGCTCATCCCCAAGCCCCAGAGAATTGGGATATTGTGGGACAAAAATTGGATGGACTCAGGATTCAAAGTATTTTTATCTCTTATGGGCTATCCACTATGGTCACTGCGAATTTGGTTGCCATAGTTGAATACTCCCAGACGGGGGCTGTCTGGTGTACTCTTTGGGGGTCCTCGAAAGAATACATAGAAGAACAAGTCAAACTTCTTCAAAAATTACTCCCCACGGCACGAATCCTCTCAAAAAGAGAGGTCCCCATTTCCTTCTGGGCCTATGACGGAAGAGAGGGCCATGAGCGCCCAAGAAAAATTGCCGTCCCGACCTGGGAAGACATTGAAGAAAATTACCCCGAAGAAACCAGGAAGCAAATTTCTAGCCTCGTTACATGGGATCCTAGCAAGCATCTTTCCGGACAACTTATTCTTTGGCATGGGGTTCCTGGAACAGGAAAAACTTATGCGCTACGCTCCTTGATGTGGGAATGGCGTTCATGGGCGCGTTTCCACTACATTGCGGATATAGAGAATTTTTTTGGAACGTATGCCACGTATATGTTGGCGATTCTTCTCGGGGAAGAAGAAGACCCGGGAGACGAAAAAAACAAACTCTGGCGGGTCATTATCTTAGAAGATGCGGGGGAAATGTTAACGGGGGAAGCAAGAGAACGCACCGGGCAAGCCCTAAGTCGCCTCCTTAATGTGACCGAGGGGCTTATTGGTCAGGGACTCAAGATCTTGGTACTCATTACCACAAACGAAGAAATGAAGACATTACACCCGGCCGTATCCCGACCGGGACGTTGTCTCGCCCATAATCACTTTCTTCCCTTCTCCTCAGAGCAAGGGGAAATGGAAAAATGGTTGCAAAAAAATGGACTTCCTTTTTCCCCAGATTCCGGGCCACAAACACTAGCGCAGCTATACGCAAAATTTTCTGCAAACAAATTCCCAACACCAAAGAGCAACGAGAATAAAAGCATAGGGTTTTAATGCAGTTCAAACTCCCCCTCCCTCCAACCAAGCTTCGGGTTACTATAATCCGACTGCTCGACGCCTTTTATGAGGAATACCAAAAAGAAAAATTTGACTTAGCCGTCCAACTTCTGGCAAAATGGTATCGGCTCCCTATTCCTCCTATTCATTGGTGGGAATACCTTGATGGGGGGCGCACGGGAGGGGTCACCTATGACAATGGGGAGATCCATATGCAGCACCCAGAAAATTGGAAAGCCTCGAAAAGTCGGACCCAAGGGAAACAAAAATGGATCCGGATGGTACTCCATGAATGGGGGCACTATTACCTCCATAGTAACGCCGAATCCAAAGCAGATTTGTTTGAACGCTCTTTTATTCGAGGGACAAGAAAGGTAAAATAATATGTTCACAATCACTAGAATCCTTCAGGATATTTTTGCCGAAAGCCGAGAATACGGCGTGGCAGAAGAAGACCTCAAGAAGTTCTTTCCTGAAGACGATCTGCGCTGGATGGATGTGTTTGCGGTATTGCAATCAAGTGGAACCATCGTGCAGGATCAGGAGACCCATCGATGGAAACTCGCACCTACTCCCGCAAAGCCCTCTTCGCGCTCCTTGCTATTTTCATGAGTTCTGTTAGTGTAGCAGACCATGCCCATGCCAATGCGCGGGCGAGTTGGTATGGGAACCAACATCATGGAAGACGCACAGCGAGTGGCATGGTCTTCGATCAGTATAAACTCACGGCGGCCCATAAAACTCTGCCATTCGGCACGAGAGTCCGCGTGATAAATCCTCAAACAAAACAACAAGTTATCGTGGTTATCAATGATCGTGGCCCCTATATTAAAGGGCGGGATATTGACTTATCCCGACGAGCAGCAGAGCATATAGGACTCATTGCTCCTGGTGTGGCCCCAGTGCGACTTGAGATTGTGAAAGAACCCGGCTAAGTGACGCTTCCTGAGCATTTGGAAACCCTCGTTCGGCGTGCGGCCTTGCGCTCGACAAGCAAAAGGCATCGAATGGGGTGTATTCTCTTTCGAGGATCCCGAGTATTGTCTTTTGGCTGGAATCGGTGCTCTACACACCCGCGCTCGCCTGCGCGCTGGCGAACTCTGCACGCCGAGCTAGACGCCCTTTTGGGCTTGAGTTACACGGAAGGTCTAGACGCGGCAGTAGTACGAGTTACTCGGTCGGGACTTTTGGCAACCTCGAAGCCTTGCTTTAGTTGTATGGACTTGCTAAAGTCAGGCGGTATTCGGAAAATATTTTTCATTGGAAAGGATCGGCAATGGCGAGGAATAACGACGAAGTAAGGAAAACCAATGCTAAACAATATGATATGGTTAGCCTTATTACGGAAGAATGCGAGGAAATAAAAGAACTTCTTCTCAATAAAAACGCAAGTTATGGGAACTCCGCAATGGAGGCCATTAATGTTTTTTCTCATTTAGACCCAGAAGAAGGAATCAGGATTCGTATTGACGATAAACTCAAACGATTGCAGCTTGGAACAGAATACCAAGGGGATAATTCGATTATCGATTTAATTGGTTATTTACACCTGTTGCGTATTTCCAGAAAAATAAAGGAGATGGAGGAATGACGTGGCCAGAAGCAATTGTGATGCTTGGGTTTTTTGCTATGATTTGTTACTTAATCTCTAGTGACTAGAATATGCCTACTACTGTAAACGGAGATTATTATGTCGCGGGCTCTTTTGGGGCCTGCCTTATTCAGGTTAATGCGAATGGGATTATCACTCATACGGCCCCCATTCTTTCCCGATTCCAGGGGCAGCCCCTCGCAAATTTGCGTACCTGGCGAGTGGTAACCGAAATTACGAAACTCGCAGATCCTCCTGCCACTGAAAAGGAAACGAAATAATGGCGAATCCTCCAAGTATCATCACTTTGCTCATCTGTTGGATGAGGGGGCACTCAGAACGGTACGTGTGTGAGTCCTTTGAAAATCCGCAAACGGCAACATATCAATGTACGCGATGTGCTCGACTCGTTACTTTAAACAAGGAAACGAAATAATGCGCTACATTTTTGTCGGGGATGCCCAAGAACGCCTTTCTATTGTTGAGCCGGTATTGAAACTAGGAAACAAGGAAACGACGATTGTGTTTCTTGGGGACATTGCAGATTCCTGGCGCGAATCCGATGAGGCACACGCCCAGGCGATAGAAAAAGTTCTCAATAGCCCTTTTGCTAAATATATTGCGGCAAATCATGAATGGAGTTATCTCGATACTAGTATGCGGTGCTCCGGCTATCGCCCAGGGCTAAATCAGCTTTTGCTAAACAGAGGGCTATCCAAGCGCCTCTTAAAGGAAATGATTCCCTATTTCTGGTTGAAAGACCACAAAATCCTAGCGACCCATGCGGGGATACATCTCGGGGTCTGGAATACTCTATTTCCCACCCAAGAAAAATTCGACATTAAGAAACTCTCCGAATGTTACAAAGAAGGGCCTACTTACGGGAACCCATATTTTGCTATTGGGAGGGTACGAGGGGGCTCCATGCGATTTGGCGGCCCGCTGTGGTGCGACTGGATTGAAGAATTCGTTCCGGTGCCAGGAATTACGCAGATCGTTGGACATACCAGCCGGTTAGGGGTGCCTAAAAACTTCCCAGAAACTAAGGTGGGGGCTATGCGGCAATCTCCGAATGGGGATTGGTGTATCGATTGCCTAAGCCGAACCCCCCAAGTCCTGGTGTTGGATTTCTCTCAAAATATTCCTACCTTCTCTGTTCTCGACATCGCAGAAGCTAAGGCCATTTAATTCCCGGAAAAAATAGAGTATAGTAAGGAATCTTTCCTTAGAGGGTGTTCCATGATGATTCTTCTCTGGCTCCTACTTCTTTTCGCTCCCGTCCTTCCCGCGTTTGCCGCCACCATTTCCCCTCCTGTTGGGGCCTCCCTCCCTCCCTTCGCAGCCCAGATGCGCGCAGGGGATACGTTGGCGCTCCCGCAGGGGGTCACCTACGGGCCTTTGGATTTAAGAAATGCGGGTTGCACCGCCAGCGCCCCGTGTCGCATCACCACACCCACAGGGGTAGCGATTGTGCGGGGAATGCGCGCACCGGGGGATTGGCAACTACTCCCCCCAGATATCTATGCCCGGGTGATGGAAGCAAGCGTAGATCCCATTATGTCCCTGAGCACAAATGACGGGCACGAACAACTCGATGTGTATGATCCTGGAAATGTGTACCAATCGGGGCTCCGGGTAGACGGGCAACACACAGCGCTGGGTTTTGCTGGGTACGCGGGAGCTATTCCCGCCAATATTGCGACGGATGCCGCGTATGCGGTGGTGCGTGACGCGTTCGTAGCCTCTGCTCGGACGCCTCGGGATGGGCAATGGGCCTATGAACCTTCCACACGAGTACTTTATGTCAATCCCTATGGAACAGAGATTGGGAACGTCATGGTTCCTTTCCTCTCCCGCTTGCTGCAACCCGGACCCTTTCAAATCTTCGAGGATCTTGGGCTAGAAGGAGCACGAGGAGTTATCGTGGATGGGCAAGGACGGGCGTTCACGAATATACAATTCCGCCGAGTCGATTGGGGCTATGCGGCTCGCTATGGCGCTCGAATCAATTCGGCGCCGTTCCTTTTGCTCGACACGGTTCGATCCCGATGGATTGGCCGTGGGGTTCCTCCTACGAGGAATACTGCTGGGGGGTATTGTGGGCGCTTCTTCGCGGCGCATGGCGGGCGGGCAGTCAACTTTACGTGCGAACACGTTGGGAATGGTCCAGGAAATTGCCCGACCTGTACTCCTCCCTGGAATGCCCTAACCCACTCTATTACTTCTAGCTATGGTCGGGGGCTGGATATTAAGCAAACAGACACCTTCGACGTGATCGAGGGCCGCTTCGAAGATGGCGGCGCCCAAGGAGCAGTGCATATTGACTGCTCGTGGCATGTTACCGTGGCAGGAAACAACTTCCAAAATTTCGGCTTAGCTATTACCACCGGAACGCAGACCCCTGCCGGGGCATTCCAATACGCCATTAATGCCTTTATCCAGGACAATATTATTACGGGGTGCGATCGAGGAATAAGCCTCGAAGCCACACAGCATCCTGAAATTCAAGCCACCCTCAGTGGGAATCAGATTAGCGGAACTCGGATTCCCTATGCTCCATTACCTCTTCCAGCCAATGTTGTTCCATTGGGGGACGGGGTAGGAACAACGGTTCCTACACTCCCGCCTTCTACCACTTCAAGTTCTTCTTCCAGTTCTTCGAGTTCTAGTAGTTCTTCGTCGTCCAGCAGTAGTTCGTCGTCCTCGTCGAGCAGCAGTTCCACGAGTACGAGCACGTCCAGCTCGACCTCGACGAGCACAACGAGCACCACGGCGACGACGGGCACCAGCAGCACGACGCCGCCGACTACGCTTCCGCCGAGTCCTACCACGACGCTGCCGACGCCCCCGCCGCCGAATCCGGTGGGCTGTCGTGAGCTGCTCCAGCGCTGCACGAAGGACGGCCCCGACCGGCTGTGCTGCCCGACGACGCCAAACGGAACGCCCCTGGAATGTCGCGGGCCGACGCTCTCCGCGACGTGCCGAAAGGTGCGGCTGCAAAGCCGGAAGCGATGGGTAGCGCCTTGGTCGGACCAGTACATGCGGTCGATAGGGCTCTCGATGAAGGATGACTGTCCGTATCGCTCGGAAGAGGTGCCATGAGCGCCAAATCATGGCGGCCGTTTTTGCTCCTCGGGCTTGCCTTGGGGAGCGTCGTTACTAGTGTGCTGCTGCGCGTCATCCACCGTGGCGCCGAGGTCCCGGGCTGGGATCTGCTGCTGACAGTACAAGGGGAGTATCTGCTGGCGACGAGCGGACTCTGGACTGCGCTTGTCGAGACGATGGGCAAGGTGCGCACCTTCTGGCTTCCACCATCCGCGTACAGCATTCCGTACGGCCTGATCCCCGGGGCACTCGCGTGGTGGTGGCCGAGCATTTTCTGGCAGCCGCTTCTTGTATTCCTGGCGTGGATCGCAACCTTGACCCTCTTGCTGAGCGCCGCCGGGTGGCGCCTCTCATCGCCGAACGGGTGGGCGATTGCGCTGCTCGCTTGGGGAGCGTCGCCCTCGCTGCTCTCGTATGCCGTCGCAGGGTATCCGTGGGGTGGTGGCATGCTCCCCCACGCGCTCGTGCTCGCTGTCGCGCTGGCACAACAGCCTTGGAAATGGTGGACCACCATCCTTGGACTGGTCCTCGCCTGCGAACTTCCGTGGCATGGCTACGAGATCGGCAAGACGGTTGGCGTGACCCTGCTCTTGTGCGCCGCGTTGGCGCCCGCTGGGGGGGCGGCACGGCGGATCGCCTGGGCCACCGCCGGGATCGTCGCCGTCGTTTTGGCCGTATGGGTCTGGCCGAGTCACAACATGACGGCATTCGGACGAGGGAACGCCGGCACCGGCGTTGGACTATTACAGGCCTGGGCCTTCCTCCCAGACGGGATCGCGCGCCTCGGCGCGGCCCTGTGGGGTTCAGAACCGTTAATTCCCCCCGGGCTTGCTCTTGCCGGGGCGATCAGCCTCGTGTGGGCAGGCGCGCGGCGCCCCCTGCTCGTCGCGGTCTGGTCGATCCAACTCGGTCTGGTCCTTCTGCTCGCTTCTGCTGCGCCGGATCTGCTCCGAGCACGGCGCTTTCAGCTCGTCGAAGGCGTCTCGATCCTCGCGCTCCTCGTCTCCCTGCCGCGTGCGCCAGGAAGCGTCCGCGCCGCGCTGCTCGCCCTGCTGGTCGTTGGCAATGCATGGGCGATCGTCGCCGGCGTCCACTTTATGCAGGCCCCACGCGGCGCCTATCCGTTCTCGTTGCCGGGCGTCGTGTCGTCGGACGGGGTTGGTACGGTCGATCGGGAGGCCGTCGCGTGGACCCGAGGGCTCGTGGAGCGAGCGCGAGCGGGCGAGCGCATCATGATGCTCCATAGCCAGGCGTGTCCCTCGGAAAACATGACCAATCCGGCCGGCGTGCTCGAACGCCTCTATGTGAGCCTCGGGCACGAGACATTTCGTGAGCGCGTCGTTGCGGTCGAGGTCGCTGGCCCCCGCTACGTCACCGTTCCGGTTGTTGACGTGCGGACAGCGCTCGCTACGCTTGTTCCTGGCATGATCGTCGATCTGGATGGAACCTGCGAATCCACAATGCAGGAGACCATGGATGCACTCACCGCACGCTTCAGCCTGCAACGATTGCCGGGCGACACGCGGTTCGTGCGCTTTCGGCTGGGAGGGCACAAATCATGATGTTTCTTGGGAGGGCTCAAATTATGATGTTTCTGGTGATCGGGATCATTTTGGCAACCTTCGAATTGGCGCACGCGCAGCCGTTCACTTGCACGGAGTTAGTTGGCTTTTCTCAAACCGGGAGTTGGTCGTCCACCCCCGCGTTCACGAGCCAGATTCCCGACGGCGCGTGGCAGACGCGCATTCAGAGTGGTGGCAACATCGACGTGTGGAAGAATCGCACGGAACCAGGCTGGTTTGTCGCTCCCGGTTCCCCATGCACGGCCTTTTCGACGACCCCCGATCGCGTCGTGCTCACGATCACGCGGCTCGTCTACGACAACAGCGTGGCGTCCTGGGTCCAAGGAATCCGAGACACAATCGCAACGATCCGCTGGCGCCATCCCCAGGTGCGTGAGATCGTGCTCCAGCCCGTCGTTGGCGGGCCGAATCATGCCATCTGTCCCCACCCGGACGATCCGTTTCGCGGCGTGCGAGCGGCCTATAACCACCCATTCATTGACCTCGCCATCGCCGAGGTCGTGCGCCTCGAACCTGGGGTGAGCGCGGGGCCGTCGCCCGAGGTACTTGCGTGCAACCGTTACCGGGACCGGGCGGGGCATCTCACCCCCAGCGGGGCAACGGAGGTCGGAGCCGACATCGGGGCATTCTACAACGGCGGGGGGGCTGGTAGCACAACGACAACGGTACCCGGGCCAACAACCACGAGCACCACGGTGCCCTGCAAGCTCTTTGGCCAGAACTGCGCCGTCATTCCGTGCTGCGCTGGGCAGGGAACATGCCAACAGAAACCTTGGGGATGGCGATGTCTTTAGGATTACCGCACGAACACTTTGCCGAACAAATAGGAACCCCAGGACCCTGGATTGAGGATTCCCCTGCCATCTACCAAGGGGATTTACGGTCTCACGGAGCACCGCACGGTGCATGTTTTGAAGGAAGAAAGCGGTCGCTATCAGGTATCGCCCGAACCGCGCAATCCGGGCGATGCCGTGATTCATGGTGACGCATTGCTCTAAGTGCTACCCCACCCAACCTCCGTGTGCGGGTGCGGCGTTGATGCATCCGCCCGTCGCCTGCGCCGTGAAGGAGAAGCCCCATGCCTAAGCGTGACGATTCTCCCAAGGCGGTGGCGCGACGCTTTCTTATTAAGCACGGAAACAAGAACAACCCAGCGTTGCAAGATGAAGATGCTTGTTGGCTTATAGAGCTTGATGGAGTAATTGACCTAATCCGCGCC